GTTGATGTGTCATCAGTTGGAGAGCGCGAATGCCAATGTATTAGCGTTGCTCATGAGTCTCGACTCTATTTAACAAACGATTTTATCGTCACCCATAATACTTATATGGCTCTTTATGCCGCGATTCAGATGATGTCTGAAGACCCCGAAAAACAATTGATCTATGTCCGCAGTATTATCGAAAGCGCAGACAAGGGATTGGGTAGTTTACCAGGAGATATCGCGGAAAAGTTTGATCCATTTTTGATGCCACTATACGATAAGCTTGAAGAAATAGCTGTGCCGCAAGATGTGGCGCATCTTAAATCAACAGGAAGATTAAGTGCAGTGCCAATTAACTTTTTGCGTGGCGCAAGTTGGAATAATAAGATTGTTATTGCCGATGAATCGCAAAACTTTTCTTTTAAGGAACTGACCACTTTAATTACTAGAATTGGAGAAGGTTCTAAAATCATTATCTGCGGAGACTCTATGCAAAGTGATATTGGACACGCCAAAACAGGCTTCTCTCCAATGTTTAATCTCTTTAACGATGAAGAGAGTAAAAATCGCGGCATTCAAACCTTCGCATTCACAAATGAAGATATTGTGCGCAGTGAAATTCTCCGCTTTTTGGTTAAAAAGCTAGAGAGCCACAACATTCATGTGTAAACTATTATAGTAGATAATACACAACGCTCGCAGCGAAATGCGCTATATTAAAACGTGTAATCTACTATCTCAATTTACATTTTATGCTTGAAAAAACTAATAAAAAACTCATTATTAGTTATGAGTGCTATTTATTGTTCCCAATGTGGGAAAAAACATGAGTATAATCTAGCTAAACCAAATTTCTGTTCGTCTTGTGGTAATCCATTGGGAGCCATGATGCCATCCTCTAAAAAGAAGCAGCCAATTAAAGAAGAGGAAGACGACGATTATGAAGACGATGAAGATTTTGATGATGATGATGACGATGGAGAAAGTTACTCTTCATCTCGCTCCGTACCTTCTATTAGAAAAATCGCTGTAGATATCGAATCGTCTAGTCCCTATAATAAATTCTCACTATCTTCTATTATAGGAACAGGGAAAGAAGAATCGACCCCCAAAACAAAAAGAAGAGCGCAAACACTAGAAGACTTTAAAAACAACAAGAATAAGTGAATCAAGAGGAGAAAAACAAAACATACGAGGAATGCTATCCGATAATTGATTCTGTTGTTTCAAAATTTCAGAGCAAGTGGAGACTCAACGCTATTAATTGGTTCGACTTTGAAGATGTGGCTCAAGTTATTAAGACTCATATCTTTAAAAAGTGGCACATGTGGGATCAAACTAGACCACTTGAGCCTTGGGTCTCACGAATAGCTTCACATCAGATTAAAAACATAGTGCGCAACAATTACACAAACTATGTTAAACCTTGTATGAGTTGTCCATATAACATGGGCGACAATATTTGTTCACTAACTAAATCAAAAGAGCAAGACTCCTCTTGCAAAGAATATGCAAAATGGGCGAAATCAAAACGACAAGGCTATGGCGTTAAGATGCCTTTGGCAATGGAGAACCATCAACAAGAGATAGACACATTTACAGATTCTGGCGTAGACTTTACAAACTCTATCAATAAGCTCAACGAACTTCTTAAAACAGAACTGTCTCAAGAACACTATACCGTGTACATGATGTTATTTTTTGAAAATGCAACTGATGATGATGTTGCAAAATTCATGAAGTTCAAAACAACAGAAAAAAATCGAGCAGCAGGATATAAACAAATCAAAAATATCAAAAAAATGCTAAAAGAAAAAGTCCAAAGCATTATTGAAAAAAACGACATTATCTTATGAATTTAACTGACGCACAAAAACAAAAGGTAAGAGAGGCTTTTGCAAAAAGCCCCGATTTGAATGAGATTGTTCGTTATGTATTTGACAATCCAGAACTAGACGGTCGTTCAAAAGAAGGGCGCGAAATTCGCAACTATATGGTTGGCGCAGGTATGAAATTTAATACTTCTCGCCGCGCCAAAAAAGAAGAATTAGTTTTCACTGAAGAACAAAAGCAACTGATTTTAGATCAAGCAGAACTTGGTCTATCGTCATTGGCTATTGCATCATTGATATTCCCGAAGAAAGAGGTGAAACCTCTTTCTCTTGAGCAACGAGCAGTCCATGCCATTATCAAGGATATCAATCCAGACTACAACCCATCTGAGGATGTAGATGCAAACATCTCAACCTATGTTGCCCCGAAGTCTTTCGGGAGGGCGCTTAAAAAAGTAAATGATGCAACTGGTCAAGCATTTGAGGAGGAGAAGATTAATCGGCAACATAGGGTGTGTATCGAAAAGCTCATGGTTAATTTGAATAATTCTCGATTCGTTAAAATCATGAACAATTACACTGTGAAAGGTGATCGCGAATTGTTTGAGCAAGAATTTATTAGATTGACTTGGGATAAACCTGATCTCACATCAGACGAAATCAACCTTTACATGAACGTATGTAAAGAAATCATCAATCTAGAGGTTATCAGCAAACACTTGAATAAGTTGAATGATGTATTTGACGTTGCTAATGATCAAGAAGATATGAGCGTTCGATTGTCCGAAATCATTAAGGCAAAAAGCTCAGAATATCATCAATGTGAAACGAGAATCGAAAACCTGACAAAAAAGCTTCAAGGAGATAGGGCTTCTCGTATGCAGAGTAAACAAAAAGAAAATGCATCTATCTTGGCTTTGGTTCAATTCTTTCAAGACGAAGAAGAAAGAGCTAATATGGTGAAAATCGCAGAAATGCAAAAACAACTCGTGGCAGACGAAGCAAACAGGCTCGAGGGAATGGATGCTTGGAAAGCTCGTATACTTGGAATTTCAAAAGATCATGTCATTTAACTGTAAAGAATGCGGGGAAGATTTTTCCTCATTAAGAAGTCTCCATCATCATATCAAAAAACACGATATGATTTTGGGGGATTATTATGTTAAGCATTTTGCCAGAAAAAATAAACTTTCGGGCAATCTAATTGAATTCAAAAACTATGAAGACTATTTTGAAAGGGATTTCGCATCCTATAATCAATTAGTCGAATGGTGTGACGTAGCAGATCAAGAAGAAGTTAAGGAGTATATTCTTTCTTTGCTTAAAAAGCGCATTCAGAAAAAAGAAATCGATTATGGACCAAGCTCCGTTGAGTTGTTCACTTCTGAATTACCGCCAATGCGTGTTTACAAGAGGATTTTTGGCAGTTATCGTGCAGCTTGCGAGTTATGTGGTGTAAAGCCACTATTCGGCTCAAATTTGCCCAAAGAATTTCATAATGATTACAGAAATGTAAACATCTTAATTGATACAAGGGAGCGTCAACCGCTAAAATTCAGAAACTCTAAACCACTAAAGCTCGACATTGGTGATTATGCGGTGAGTGGTCAAGATTTCCAATACACCTATGTAGACAGAAAGTCTTTACCTGATTTTTGTAATACAGTCTCCACAGAATACAAGAGATTTTATAGAGAACTTCAAAGATGCCGCCAATCAGAATCTTTTTTGTTTATTGTCGTAGAGGCAAATCTCTACACGATGAGAGAAGTGAACAAATATGCGCCTAAGAGATACAATATCGACTATATATTCCATAACATGCGTCAATTGCAGCATGATTTTCGCGATTGTTGTCAATTTGTTTTCTCTGGAAATCGAAGCTCTAGTCAAATTTTGATTCCAAAGCTATTAATGTTAGGCAAAAAAATGTGGAATGTAGATGTTCAATACTTTTTGGACATTGGAGAAATGAATTACTTTGAAATTAAATAAATATGGCTTGGGAAGAAGGACATCAAAAACTATACAAAAAGTTTGCTAATATCAATCAAGAGATTTTGGCAACTAAAGGATTTTTGGAAGAAGAGAAGGCAAAAATACTGCTTTATAAATTCTTACGAGAAAACCCATCGTTCACTTGTGAGTTATTATCTGGAGTATCTCTATTCCCATTCCAGCATATGGCTATTAAGTCAATGATGGAGACGGATTACTTCTTGGGCATTTGGAGCAGGGGGTTATCCAAGTCGTTCACTACGGGCATTTTCGCGGCAATGGACGCTATTCTAAACCAAGGAGTGCAGATAGGTATTATTTCAAAGTCTTTCAGACAAAGCCGAATGATCTTTAACAAGATTGAAGAAATCGCCAAGAGTCCAAAGGCTGCATTTTTGTCTCAGTGTATTACGCGAGTTTCAAAATCAAATGACCAATGGGTAATGGAACTAGGGAGAAGTAAAATTATAGCTCTGCCACTAGGAGATGGAGAAAAACTTCGGGGATTTCGTTTTCAACGAATGATTATTGACGAGTTGCTTTTGATGCCCGAAAAAATCATCAATGAGGTTATCTTGCCTTTCTTGGCGGTAGTTGAAAACCCAACAGAGAGACAAAAGATCTATGATCTAGAAACAGAAATGATTGCTGCTGGCAAAATGACAGAAGAAGATCGTCATAGATGGTCTCACAATAAGATTATTGGTTTGTCATCTGCTTCTTATAAATTTGAGTATTTGTATAAACTTTACCAGCAATACGAAAACTTAATACTTAATCCTTCGCAAAGTGATAATGCTCATCGAGTTATTATGCATTTGAGTTATGATTGCGCCCCAAAACAACTTTACGATCAAAACCTACTTGATCAATCTAAAGCTACAATGAGTGAAGCTCAGTTTGAGAGAGAGTTTGGTTCTGTATTTACAGATGATAGCTCTGGCTATTTCAAAGTCAGCAAAATGGCGGCGTGTACAGTGCCAGATGGAGAAGGGCAAGCTGTAGAAGTCGTTGGCGATAAAAATGCTGAATATATTCTTTCTTTCGACCCGTCTTGGTCTGAGAGTGAAGGTTCTGATGACTTTGCTATGCATGTTATTAAATTGCGCCCAGACAAAAAACAAGGAACAGTTGTTCACTCGTATGCGCTGGCGGGGGCAAATCTAAAAAAGCATATTATCTACTTTCACTATCTTTATACTCACTTTAATATTGTTTCAATTGTTGGTGACTATAACGGAGGTGTCCAATTTATCAACTCTTGCAACGAAAGCGAAATATTTAAAAAGGCTGGAATCAAAATAGAAACAATCGATGTTGATTTCGATAACCCCCAAGAATACGCAAATGACCTGCGTTATGCAAGAAACCAATATAATAAAGAATCTCGCAGAATTTGTATATTACGCAAACCTAGTTCACAATGGATTAGAGC